CTTTTCATCAAAAATAGAAGTGTCAACTTTTATGTCATTTAATTTTGTACCTGCGGCAAGTGAGAAAAATGACTTGCCATATTTATTTTGTCTTGTAGTAATAGCATCTTTAACTACTTTATGTTGGTTTTTCTGCTGGCTTTCCGTCAAAGTGCAACGTCCGTCCTTTGCTTCAGGAAATGTTTGATAAATAATTTGATTGTTCAACTGATCTAATACATTCCGCTTTGTAGAAGTGAAATAATCTGCATACAATACATCGTCCAACGCACAAATCATTAGTGGAACACCATAAGGATTAATAGCCTTACAGTTAATTTTTGTTACCATTGTATTATCATTATTTAAAACTTTCCATGACTTAATATTATTGTGAGTTGAATATTTACTATATGCTTCTCGAATTTCTCTTGGAAAAGCCTGTAGTTTTCTTCTTTTGTCATCTTCTGCCATATCGTCAAAATATCTTAAATCAAAAGCAACAATAGGTGAACCATTCTTTCTGCCAACTATACGGCAATAGTCAACAGGCAGATTAATAACGGCACATTTAACTCCCAGTTCATTGATCTCTACAATATTTAAAGTATCAATATCATCAAGATATTTGTCAGCGAATACGGACTTTGTAATTTCAAAGTATTTAAAGTCCATTCCCTCAATCATATCGTTAAACAAATTATCTCGAATAACTTCCTTATATCTTATTGTGTCAAGAGTTTGTTGCATTAACTGTCTTGCATTTTCAAATTTCTTCTTGCGTTTAGTCTTTGACTTTGAATAAACCACCTTATCCAAGGTGAACATGGTTTTAAGATAGTTGATAGAAGTCATAACAGAACCATTTTCATAGTACGCCCACCGACAAATTTTGCGAATATTTTTTATATGTATTTGCGGATTATGAGCAAATTTCTTAATGTCCTCAATATTAATAGGCAAATCTTCAATACAATCTTCCCAAAAAGATGTCATTTCATAAAAAGCATTTGACTCATAGGAACGCTCTTGTGTATTTGACACGGAGTTAGTTTCTGAAACATTTTCTGTTTTATCTTGATTGTTTTCAATAACATTCTCAGTATTCTCTACAATATTCTCAGGCATAGCTTCACCTCACTTTCATTTGTGTTTACATTAGTTGAATAAACAACAATAATCGTATTCATCGTTATCAGACAACAAGTCCTTTTCAAGCAAGCAGGCAAAATGATTTCCATAACTTACACTCGTATAACGGTCTTTACGGTTATTGCCTTGCTCTGAGATAACGATAGCACCCGTTTGTTCTTTTTTCGTATAAGTCAATTCAATACATTCCGTTACCAACTCTTGTGTCTGTAAATATGGGTTTTCGTAAAATATCTGGGTATCTGCACTTGTAGCATTATTATATTCTGGTATCTTTTCAATCAAAGACTCTTGTGCTTCTTGCAAGGGTATTAAAAAATCAATCATCTGGTTTTCAAGAACGCTTTTGAACTCCATGGCTATTTCGCTATTTAGCCTTTCAGAAGCGTTTATAACAAACACAATAGGTCTTGCTCCCTCAATCTTAATACGATTGCTAGCACCCTCATCATTCATACAAGTCCATGGCTCATATTCAACATCTCGTTCTTCGTCATATAAAACTCTAGCTAATCTATCATATATCAAAATACCACCATTTCTAGCGTCAAGAACACAATAGTCGGCATCAAAATCGGCATAAAGCTGCTTAATCTTAATTGCTTGCATATCTCCCTCGCCACCTTGAATGGACTCCATGCCACAGACTATTCGCCTATAACCACGTTTCATATTTTTCGAGTCCTCAACATTACCAACTTGGTATGTGGTAGTTTCAGGTAAAAGCCTTATACACGAAAAAATAGAATTATCGTTTTTCTTGTTAGTAACAAACGCCATATCACAAGCGACTATACGAATTTCTCCTTGTTGTTTTGGAATAGCGTAAGGATTTCTTCTATGCGCTAATACATCAACGTTCTTGCGAGGATAAAAAGGCTTTTTGCAACGCATATTAGTAGAAAACATTGAATAACTGAAGAAAGCCGAAGTATTTTCTTTAACTCTTTCATTAAGATACTCCAATCTCCAAGTTAAACTATCTTGTTTTTTCTTTTCATTCTGCATTTGTTTCATAGTACGAATATTATGTTTGAGTGTAATAGACTCGTCAAATGCCAACAAACAAGTATCAATATCGCCAGTCTGATAACTTTTCAGCATATTGCTCTCAGCCATATCTACAATATCCCACATCCAGTGTCCGTTATCAAGCCAACTTGAAGATATGTAAATATTAATTGGTTCTTCTTTTAATTCAGAAATATTTTCATAATAAGGATCAAGCAAATACTGTGTCTGCCTTATGGTCTGAAATGGTGATAATATACTATCGTCAATTTCCTTTTTGATTTGTCTATATTCTTCCCTTATGAGAGCAGAACTTCTGTTACCACGTCCACTTTCACCTGCCGTTACAACCGTTATCGTACTGCCATTTTTGAAATATACGATAACTTCATTTTGGTTATCTTTAATGCCCTTAATTTCTTCTCGCAATTTTGGCGACCACGCCATTAACTCGTTTCTGATTTTAGACGTGACAATCAGTTTGGCTTGTCCCTTTGTTGCGGAAGCAATAACAACTTTACTATTGGGATATAAGATACATCTACAGCAAGAATATAGTGCAATAATAAAAGACTTTGCAGCAGCTCTACAAGCAACAATAACTATAAAATTACATATTCCCATTAAATATAGAATAATAGCTTGATACCAATGTAATTTCAAGCCCAAATAATCAGTTGCAAACCTGTGCAAATTTCTTCTAAAAAATGTACACCACCTATATGTATGATCCACATTTGTCGGATTGCTTAGAAAATGAGTTGAAGGAAACTTAGTGTGCAACACAGCTTGTTTGTCATCAGCATACTTATTTCTCCTAGCCATTTTCACCATCGTCCTTCACGCAATAAGTTTTATCACGTTCATTAGTTCCCAAAACTAAATTTTTAATAGGTCTTAAAATAAACCTCTTTATATAGTCACCAAGTCCATCAAAATCTTTGTAAAGTTCTTTATCCTTATAATATTCTTCAGGAGTATATTGACTAATAGTTGCCAATGTGACACCTAAAGTTTCTTCCGCACTGTTATCTATCTCTTGTACTGTTTTTAAGCCTGCCTGTTTAAAAGTGTCACGATACAATTTTGTAAACTTTTCGTAATCATCATACCGTTTTTCCTTAATAGCTTTTTTCTGTAACAATTTTGTTGTACACAGGTCTTTTATAAAAATCTCTTGGTTGTTATCGGCATTTGGATTTTGTGACTTTAACATTTTATAATGTTCTTCCAAAATCGGATAATCCTCAGAACCAAATACACCAAGTCCCCAACGTTCAACCGCAACCTTTGTTGGAGAAGATTTACCCTCTGACTTTAATTGTTCCAAATCTTCCTCGTTATTAATAGCAATGCCATTGACTTCAGACAAATATGTATCATATGTTTTACCTGCATATTGTTGTAAATTACAATGTCTGATATAATTTCTGATACGGCTTTGGTTTAGATCTTTTTTCTTGCAACTATTAAGCAAGCTTTCCTGAATATAGATATCGTAATGTAAACATATGCGCTTAATAGCTTCATTTGGATCGCCCAATAATAACGTATATTGTTCTACAAGGTTATCTAAACAATGATTACAAGTTGGCAAGAAATTATTATTGCCATTGTATAAAGGTGATTGGCTATATGCAAAATTGTTCTTTTGTGTGGCATATCTTTTGCCACAGGTCACACATTGATAAGGCTTTTTTATTAACATTTCTTGTTCTTCGTCACAAGAAATGGTTTTTATTACTTTTGGTTGTTCAATATATTTAGTGGTTTTAATACCAGATTTATTTTGTGTTGATACACTACCTTTTTTCCTTGGCATAACCAAACCATCTCCTTTTTATTTGTTTAATTTTCAAGCCAATATAAAAGCACTCCAATTTTCAATCAGAGTGCTTAATTTGGTATCTATTTAATTACTATTCTTTAATAACCTTGTTCTCAAATTTCTTGTAGGCATCAAGATACCACTCTTTTTTATCGCCATTGTATGTTAATTCATAATACATACCGTCAAAAAGAGTGCTTGAAAGTAAGTATTTCCAATTCTGCAATGCCTTGCACTTCCATACTGTGTAAACTTCAAAATCAGGCTTTATATCTGATTTGTCAAGATGTTCTCCAATATAATCTTTTACAATTTCTATTGCTTTTTCGTCCATAATTATTTCCCTCTCTATATTTGTGTAATAAAAGCACCCTTTTATAGCCCTATGAGTGCTTA